AGAAGCGGGCCGCGCAGAAGTTGGCCGGCATCCTCCGCGACAACGGCCTGCGGCTGTTGCCCGCGTTGCTGGAAGACTTTGCCGTGGGCGACGTGCAAGACATGGTGGAGAAGATCCACGATGTCTGCAAGATCGTCGATGCGGGCAGCGATGCCATCCTCAAGGAACTGGAGCAGACCTACGAGAACGTCCTGGCCCGGAAGCTCGCTACGCCCGAGGGTCTGGCCTACATCAAGGCACGGATCGCCGAGGTTGAGGCCGCCCCGGCACCCGTTGCCGAGGCCCCGAAGCCCGCTGCGGCCCCGGCCAAGTCGTAGCCGACTGATTCACCGCGCCCGGCTGCGGTCATACACCGCCGGGCCGGTTCTCCGATGGCTCTCGACAACGTGCCGCGAGCCATCCGAGAACCGGAGATCAATGATGAATCGTCGAAGTTTTCTGACCGCCGCAATGCTGCTCTCGCTGGTCGCGGGCTGCGAAGTGCCGCAGCAACAGCAAGACCAAGGCGGTTGCCGCCGCCCCAAGGTGCTGACCTTCACCGCCTCTTGGTGCGCCCCATGTCAGCGTGCGAAGCCTGCCTTGATCCAGATTCAGGCCGCCGGGGTGGACGTGGAGGTCATCGACATTGACGACCATCCCGACTTGGCGAAGAAATACGGCGTCACTGAGGTGCCGACCTTCATTGTCTACGTCTGCGGAAAAGCGCCGGTGCGGACCAACGACATCCTGGTGGTTGTCTCCCTGACTCGCTTTGGGTGCAAGTGATGGCACGCCGCCGCTGTCGCAATTGTCCCGAGGAGCCGGGACCGACGCCGGAACCAAAGACGACAAGGACGGTTGGCTCCCGTCGTCGCAGAGAAAATCACACGAGGTTGCACCGGGCCGAACGCCGATGCAACCAGCGAGCCGCACTTGCCGCTGTCCCACGCGAACCTGAGATGCAACCTCAATTAAATCAATGAAACAGCCACATGAATTTCGTGGACGAGTTGTGGCAGAGCTTCGGAGAGGGGCTGCGGAGCAACAACCTACGGTCGTGCAGCCGGTGGGCAGAACATCGACGGGTGATGGGGGCACCCTTTAACGGTCCTTACAGCTTCGCGCGACACCCGTGGTGCCGAGAGATTCACGACAGCAAGGCGGCGTGGACGGTCGCCATGAAGGCGGCCCAATTGGGCGTGACGGAGACGGGAATCAACCGGGCCTTCTTCACGCTCGACCAGTCGAAGCGGGACGTGCTGTACGTTTTGCCGACGGCGTTAAACGCAAGCGACTTTTCCAAGGCCCGCTTCGCCACTGCCCTGAAGCTCAGCCCGTACCTCAAAGACCTGTTCGTCGATACGAACACCGTGGGGCTGAAATCGACGGGCACGAACGTCCTGTACATCCGCGGGAGTCGTGGCGACAGCAACTTGAAATCCATCCCGGTGTCCGAGTTGGTCTTGGACGAGTTGGACGAGATGGACACCCATGCGGTGTGGCTGGCCTTGGAGCGGCTGTCGGGGCAGATCGAGAAGCACATCCTGGCGATCTCGACGCCGACCGTGCCGAAGTACGGCATCCACAAACTGTACCTGACCAGCACCCAGGAGCACTTCTGCTTTCGGTGTCCGCGCTGCGGCCGATGGACCGAGTTGGTTTGGCCCGACTGTGTGGAGATCATCGGCGAGTCGGTCAATGACCCCCGCTGCCAAGAATCGTTCATCAAGTGCATGGAGTGCAAGCAAAGGCTGGAGCACGAGGCCAAACCGGAGTTCCTGGCCGGCGGCAGGTGGCAGACGACGGAACCGAACGTCTCGGCGGAGGAATCGCGGGGGTTCTACATCAATCAGCTTTACTCATCTACGGTGACGCCCGGCGAGTTGGTGATCGCCTACCATCGCGGGCTGGGCGACGAAGCGGCCAATACGGAGTTCCATTGCAGCAAACTGGGTGTGCCGTTCATCGGCGAGGGCGCTCAAGTCACGGACGAGATGATCGAAGCCTGCGTCAAGTCGCACTCGATCAATGACAAACGCCCGCAGATCGGCGGCGACCGACTGATAACGATGGGCGTGGATCAGGGAAAGACGGGTTACATTTCGGTCGTGGACTGGTTGTTCGATCAGCACCCCGGCAAGGACATCAATGCGGCGGCCATCGGCAAGTTGCTCTGGTTCGGCAAGTTCTCGGGCGAGGAATGGAGCTATCTCGACGAATTGATGCGGGAGTGGCAGGTCTTGGCCTGCGTCGTGGACGCCGATCCGTTCACCAACGACGCCCGCCGCTTTGCCAAGAAGTTCCACGGCTACGTGTGGCTGACGCGATACCGGCGGGGGCAGACGGCCAAGGAAATCGCCATCAGCGAGGAGGACACAGGATCGCCCTTCGCCACAGTGGACCGCACCAATTGGCTTAGCTGCACGCTCGGGCGGTTCAAGACGATGCCGCCCCGCATCCTGCTGCCACGCGATATTTCGTTCGAGTACCGGGAACACGTCAAGAACCTGGTTCGCACCTACAAGAAGGACGACACGGGCAATCTGGCCGCCGAGTACGTGAACACGGGGGCCGACCACTTTGCCCACTCGCTCTGCTACGCCGACATTGGCTTGGCCCTGGCTCCGATTGGCGGCAGCGGCGGAAACGTCGGCAAGGTCACTTAGCGAGAGGTTCGTCATGGCCGAAAGTCAAACGCTCAGCCTGATCGACAGCCGACATCCCGGCTACCTCTCCGGCATGACGGATTGGAATAAGTGGCGCTTGACCTACGAGGGCGGCGACAACTTCCGCGACTCCTATTTGGAGCGGTTTTCGACCCGCGAGGATCAAGAGGACTACGGCGTCCGCAAGGCAATCACGCCGGTGCCGGCGTTCGCCAAAGCGGCGATCAACGACATCCGCAACGCGATCTACCAGCGCCTTCGGGACGTGGTTCGCAAAGGCGGCAGCGCGGTCTACCAGGCCGCCGTCAACGGCAGCAACCTGGGCGTGGACCATCGCGGATCGACCATGAATGCCTTTCTCGGTGTGAAGGTCTTGACCGAGTTGCTGGTCATGGGACGGGTGGGCGTTTTCGTCGATCATCCATTGATTCCGGCCGGCGCAACCCTGGCCAACGTCAGCCGTCCCGCACCGTACCTCTACAAGTACGACATCGAGGATATTCTGTCGTGGACCTGCTCTAAGCCTGAAGCCCCGTCCGAGTTCCAGGCGATCTTGCTACGCGATACGGTGATGCAGTACGACCAGTCCACGATGTTGCCCTCGCTCTCGGTCGAGCGATACCGCTATATGTGGATCGAGGGTGGGCGAGTTCACTTGCAGTTCTACAACCTCAAGAAGGAGGAGGTGGACGGCGCGGGATTGCCCGGCGGGCCGATGCAACTGGAACTGGACCGCATTCCCTTCGTACTCTTGGACATCGGCGGGAGCCTGATTAAGGACGTGTGCCAACAGCAGATCGCGCTGCTGAACCTCGGTTCCAGCGACGTGAACTATGCCCTGCGAAGCAACTTCCCTTTCTACATTGAGCAGAAGGACTTGCGTGCGACGGGTGCCCACCTGAAGCACGCCGCCACGGAAGACGGGACATCCACCTCTGGCGGCCAAGGCGCGGCCGACACGAGCATCACGGTTGGAGCGACGCACGGCCGCACCTACGACAAAGGGATGAATCCGCCAGCCTTCATAAATCCCTCGGCCGAGCCGCTGCGGGCGAGCCTGGAATTGCAGGACCGGCTGAAGCGGGACATCCGCGAGTTGGTGAACCTGGCCGTGTCGAGCTTGGCGGTACGTGTCTCGGCCGAGTCGAAGGCGATGGACAACCAAGGGCTTGAGGCGGGCCTGTCGTACATCGGGCTGCTCTTGGAAAGCGCCGAGCGGCAGATCGCCGAGTTCTGGGCCGCCTATGAAGAGCGAATCCTGAGCAAGCGCGAAGTGGCGACGATCAAGTACCCGGAACGGTACAGCCTGAAGTCGGACGCCGACCGCATCCAGGAAGCCCAGGACTTGGAGAAGCTGATGGCGAAGGTGCCCGGCCGTCGAGTCAAGCGGGAACTGGCCAAGGGCATCGTCCAGACGCTCTTGGGCGGCAAGATCAGCATGGACGATCTGGCTGCGATCAACCGTGAGATCGACAACGCCCATTACACCACCAGTGACCCGCAGACGATCATCCAGGCTGTGGCCGGCGGTCTCTGTGGCGAAAGGACTGGCTCGATTGCCTTGGGCTTCGACGAGGACGAATACGAGAAGGCCCGCGAGGATCATGCGGCGCGCGTCAAGCGGATCGCCGAGTCCCAGGGCATTGATGACGGCGAGGGCGACCCGGCGGCGCGGGGTCTGAAAGAACTGTCCGCTAGCCCGAACGCAGGGAAGGAAGAGAAAGCGGCCAGCCGCAACACCGATCTGCAAGATACCACGGCCCCGCGCGTTCGCGGCAAGGGCCGCTTCTCAGGAGAATAAGCCATGCTGGTTGACGTTGTTCAAGAGTCCCGGCCGGAGTTTCGCACGGGCAGCGGCGTGGTGGGCACCGACGTGGCGCGCCTCGGTTCGGCCAGCGCGCGTCAAACCGTGACGCTCGCGGACGTGACGGCCGGCAGCTTCAAGCTGGGTGTCGGGGGCGTGGAGACGGCTGCCATTGCCTTTGATTCCGCCGCTGCCGCCGTGCAGACGGCCTTGGCAGCGGTCGTCGGTGCGGGCAACGTCGCCGTTTCTGGCGATCCCGGTGCATGGGTCGTGGACTTCACAGGCGCATTGCGGTGGCAACTTATCGCGGCCATGACGGTAGTAGACGTGGACCTGGAAGGGGAAGGTCACGCCATCGCAGCAACGGTCAACGAACGCGGGCACGCGGTCGGCTGGGAAGTGACGAAATACGTCATGCTCCGCGCCAACGGGGCCAATACCAGCGTCATTATGATCGGCCATTCGGCCGCCGAGGCAGGCGACGGCTTCATCCTGTCCGCCAGCCAGCAAAGCCCGCCGATCTACGTGGACAACCTAAACAAACTGTACGTCGTCGGCCGAGCGGCGGACCAAGGCTATTCGTGGATTGCCTGCTAAGGGAGGCGTTTCATGCCTATCGACGCCACCTTCTACGGCACGTTGGACGAGGCCGATGAATACTTCGCCAACCGGCTCCACGAAACGGCGTGGACCGAGGCATCGGCGAACGACCGACGAAAGGCGCTGATCGCCGCCAGAGGCATCATCGACGCTCTGAACTACAAGGGCACGAAGGCGAGCGTTTATACGCTCTTACAAGCGAACCCATCCGCTTCGCAAAACGAGATCAGGGCGGCCGAGGCAAACCAGGCGCTGGAATTCCCGCGCGGGGCCGACACCGTGGTCCCCGAGGCCGTCCGCGTGGCTTCCTACGAGATCGCCTATGCCCTCTTGGACGGTAAAGACCCTGAGTTGGAATTGGAGAACCTCGCCGTCAATGCGATGGGGTATGGGGCGGTGAAGACCAGTTACGAGCGGTCGCAACTGCCCATCGAACACATTGTCAACCTGGTGCCGAGTTCCGCCGCGTGGCGTTTGCTCAAGCCTTTCTTACGCGACTCGGACGCCTTGAAGCTGTCACGACTGAGCTAGGGGGTGTTCCCCGGCTCCCTTTTACCGGCCCATTGCCGGGTCAGACCCGCCGAATACCGGAATGACGCGGATCGTCTGTTACAAGTTCACCCTCCGGGTTGAAGGAAGCTGTTGCATGTCCGTCTCTTTGTATCTGGCGCGTCCGTGGGTCTCTTGTTTCGAGGGTGAGGATGATGCTGCGAAGGCCGCGGCTGAGAAGGCCGCAGCCGAGGCTGCCGCTGCTGCCGCCGCCACTGCCGCCGCTGGCAAGGCGTTCACCCAGGAAGACGTGAACCGGATCGTGGCCGCCGACCGCCGCAAGCTGGAAGAGGCGCTCAAGAAGACCGAGAAACAGTACCAAGAGTTGCTGGCCAGCCAGAGCCTCACCGAGCAAGAGCGGAAGGCCCTGCAAGCGAACCTGGAGATGGTGCAAGGCCAACTGCGGTCGAAGGAAGAGCAGCTTCTTCTCGAAAAGAAGCAGATGGAGGAGACCTACGCCGGAAAGTTGCAGGAGGTCGAAAAGAAGGCGTCGTTCTTCGAGACGCTGTACCGTGATTCCACCATCGACCGGGCACTCCAAGACGCCGCCGTCAAGCACGAGGCGTGGAGTCCTTCGCAAGTCGTCACCCTGCTTCGCGGGCAGACGAAGATGCTGGAGGAGACGGACCCCAAGACCGGCAAGTTGACCGGCAGGTACAAGCCGGTGGTCGAGATGCAGGCCCTCAACACGACGACGGGCGAGATCGAAACCAAGGCGTACACGCCCGAGGACGCCGTGAAGAAGATGAAGGACACGCCCGACACCTGGGGCAATCTCTTCCGCAGCGGCGTGGTTTCGGGCATCGGCGCGGGAACGGCGACCGGCGGCCTCATGCCGGGTCAAGGCGGCAAACTGGATGCGGCGGCAATTCGCAAGCTGACGCAAGAGCAGTTCCGCGAGATTCGGGCCAACCACCCTGAATGGCTCGGACTCGATCCTTTGCCCAAGAAGGGCCGCTAACCGTTCGGGGGTCGGCACACCAAAGGTCTGCTTGAAGCCGGCGCACGTCACGGGGACGAGGCACGGCGAGCAGAGGTCACACGAGAAACTTCGGAGAGTAGCGATGAACCGTTTGTACCTCAGCCGGCCGTTCACGGCTTGCTACGAAAACCAACTGGATGCCTTCATCCCCGAGTTGTGGGCGGACGAGGGCCTGCGCATGTTGGAAGCCAACCTGGTGATGGCCAACATGGTCCACCGGGACTATGAGGACCAGATCGCCAAGTTCGGCGATGTGGTCAACACCCGCCGCCCCGGCGAATTCAAGATTCGCCGCAAGAAGGACGGCACCACCCTGGTGCAGCAGGACGCTGTGGCCACCAACGTGCAAGTGCCGTTGAACCAGTGGTTCTACAACTCCTTCGTCATCCGCGACGGGGAAGGCAGCAAGTCCTTCAAGGAGTTGAGCCAGATTTACCTCCAGCCCGCGATGAAGACCATCGCCGAGGGCGTCGATCGCGCCTTGCTGGGCCAGGTTCACGCCTACTTCGGCGCACTGGCCGACCGCGTGGGTAAGCTGGGCGGACTGACCGCCAGCACCGCCAAGGACTACGTGCTGGACGCCCGCGAGCGGTTGAACATCAACAAGGCTCCGGTGGACGGCCGTAAGCTGGTCATGGCCCCCACGAGCGAAACGGCCATGCTCAAGACCGATCTGTTCGTCAAGGCCAACGAGCGCGGCGACGGCGGCTCGGCGCTGGAGAGCGCCATCCTCGGCCGCATCCTTGGCTTCGACACCTACATGGACCAGAACGTCAACTGCGTCCTGTCGGGGTCGGACACCGACAGCGATCCGGTCACGGAGCCGTATGCGGCGGGAAGCCCGGCGACGACGCAGATTGCGTCGGTGTTGGCTCCCACGGCCGGCGAGTTCGTGGTTGTGGCTGGCAACGATCAGCCGACCTGGGCGACGGGGACGAACGCGGCCTGGTTCACCTTGAACGAGGCCCTCAAGTACGCCACCGAGGACAACGCCGTGGCCACGCGCTACGTGAAGTGCGTAACCGCCGCCGCTTATGCGGCCGGCTACAGTGAAGGCATCGCCCTGACCGTCACCGAGGGGAAGGCCCCGCAGGTCGGCCAGTTGCTCGCCTTCGGCGCGACCCTCGGCACGCGGCACACCTACACGGTGATTGAGTCCGAGGGGAGCGGTACGTCCTGCACCGTCTACCTGGATCGGCCGCTCGTGGCCGCCGTGGGCAACGGTGCCGATGCGTTCCCCGGCCCCTACGGCGCGATGAACCTGGCGTTCCACCGGGACGCCCTAGCCCTCGTGACCCGCCCGCTGGCCCTGCCGGACACCCGCGCGGGCGTCATGGCCGGACATGCCGCCTACAACGGCATCACCATGCGGGTCTTGGCCCAGTACGACATCAACGCAGGCGGCCTGATCGTCAACTGCGACATCCTCGCGGGTGTGGCGGTCCTGAACAGCGGCCTGCTGGTCCCCATGCTCGGCTAAGGGTGATCTTCGTCGAGCGAGTCAAAGGCCGCCCGGCCCGGTCAACACCGGGCCGGGCGGCCCCTCTACCATCAACTGTCCTGCGGGCGTGCCGGAGATGTCTCATGGGACTGCTCTTTGCACAAGCCGACACGTTTGCCGATGCGATTGCCCTCTTGAAACAGTATGGGCCGCTGGTCCTGGTGACTGCCGTTCTTCTCTGGCAAAGCTGGGTCCGCGAATGCCGCATGAACAAACGGATCGTGAAGCTCGAAGACGAGCAGCGGAATGTGTTGATGCCGCTCGTCGAAAGGTGTGCGGACGTAATCGCCCAGAACACCTTGATGATGGAGCGGCTGGAGAAGGCCCTGGACGAGCGCTTCGAGTGCCCTTGGCGGCCCAAGTGCTCGCAACAAGCCTGAGCGTGACGCCCATGACGTATCCCGCCAACTACGGACTGAACCAGCAGATTCGGCGCGTACTCTACGCGCTGAAGCGTCAATACGGTGGCACGATAGTTGTCTATCAGAACGGTACGGTGACTACGGATACGAAGACCGGTGAAACGACCCGGACGAAGACGGCGACTCGGATTCAGCGAGCCGTCGTCCTGCCCGAGACCGTGAGCCGCGAAGTGAAGCATTCGATCTCGCTGATCTCCGCGAACAAGCAGATGGTCATGGGCGGCGGCTACGAAGCAGGCACGCGGCTGTTCATCGTCGAACGCCGCGACTGCCCCAACCTGATCCTGAAGGAAAGCGATTGGCTCGTCTACCACGGCCGCAAGTATTCAATCGAGAACTTCGAGGAATACGAGTTTGATGCAACCTACATCATCCACGGCAAAGAATTAGTGGGCGAGTCGATTGGCGGCGCAGGGACGGTCGCTGAAGCCAACGCCTCCTTGACACTCGGCTCTCAAGCCGAAGGGGAGGTGTAGCCATGCCCGCCAATCCCAACTGGGCACGCTGGGTTTTCGCGTCCGTGGCGACCTACTTGAAGCACGTTGCTCAACAGCAGCAGCTTCCCGTTCTGATTGAAGGGCTGGACGAGCGGACCACGGAGTTTATGAGCGCCACGGATCGGTGCGAGGTCCGCATCACGGGGCCGTTCACCAGGGAATTGAGCCGCGACTACTTCCAGGTCGAAGTCGTGGTGAACGTCTTGTTCGTGAGCCGTTACGAAGAGCAGAAGAACCAATACGCCATCATTCAGAAGACCGGCGTGTTTCAGGAGGCAATGGATGGAGCCATCGCCGTCTACAAGTACGGAAGCGGGGCAGACGACGACGAGCACGTTCTTGTCGGCTGCCTCTCGCCGGTCCAAGGCCGACATGACGCTATCCGCGTGATGCACTTCGGCCAGATCAATCCGACCGACCGCTTGAAGCAATCAATGGTAGACGCTCGCTACCGGATGGAGATTTCCACCAACCAATGACAGGAGAACCCGAACATGGCACGCATAGAGCTTCGTGACTGCGATGTCATTTTGCAGGACGGCCTCAGCGGCACGGCGGCGGTCAACGAACCCGCGACCCCGCCCGCTGCGACCGACACCAGCTTTGCCATCGACACGATTGTCCTGAACACGGCCGACACCGACAAGGTGCCCGTGGGAGCGCGTTTCAAGATCGTGGGCGAGACGGATCAGGTCTTCCACACCGTCACGGCCCGCACCCCGGCCGACGCCGGCCCAACGACCGAGATCACGTTTTCGCCGGCCCTTGGGGCAGGCACCTATGCGGACGGCGCGGTGGTGACGTTCTATCCCCAGAACCTCGACATCAAGATCGGGGAAGGGAACATCACCTACACCGAGCACAACGAGTACGAATACCTCAAGGACCGGGGGAACCTGGACACCGTGAAGGAAGGCGACGAAGTGCCGATGGACGTGAAGCTGGAGGCCGTCTTCGAGCATATCACCCAGGGCACTGGCGAGCCGGTCAGCCCGATGGACGCCTTGAAGGGCGTCGGCGGGGCGGCCGAGTGGGTGAGCGCTTCGAGCGACTTGTGCGAGCCGTACTGCGTGGACGTGGTGGTCCTGCACACGCCGCCCTGCGGCACGTCCGAGCTTGAGCGCGTGACCTTCCCCGACTTTCGCTCGGAGACCCGCGAGATCAACTACAAGGAGTCCACGATCTCGATTACGGGCAAGTGCAAGGCCACCGAACCGCTCGTCGAGCGCGAGGCGGCGGCGTAGTGACGACTCCCCGGCCCCTTGAGGCCGGTTTCTCTGGCCGCTTTCTCAAGAAAGGTCAGATATGCGGTGCCGACACCGCTGTCGGCACCGCAGCTTTCTCATTCCGTTCAGCGAGGGAACAACATGAAGATTGCCGGTATCGACCCCAAGACGCTCTCCAACGAGGTGCTGCTGGTCCTGCCGCGCGGCGAGAGCGAGATCATTTTCCGCGCCAAGGGTCTGCCCGACATGGCGGAATTCGAGGCCCTGTGCCCGAACCCCAAGCCGCCGGGCAAGTTCACCAAAGACGGCTGGATTCCCAACCTCACCGACCCCACCTACCAGCAAATCCTCAGCGAGTGGGCGAAGAAGCGGCTGGGCTACATGGTCGTCAAGTCCCTGGCCCCGTCCGAGATCGAGTGGGATACGGTCAAGGAGAATGATCCCCGCACCTGGGCCAAGTGGGAGGAAGACCTGAAAAGCGCCGGCCTGACCCAGGTGGAGTGCAACCGCGTGCTGGCCCTGGTCTTGGAGGCGAATGCCCTGGACGACGCCAAACTGCAACGGGCGCGCGAGTCTTTTCTGCGTGGTCAGGGACCGATGCCCGAAGAGTTCTCTTCGCCCCTTATCGCACCGCCGAGTTCGCCGTCTGGCGGGCCTGCGAACGGCTAGGCATCCGGCCGCCGGGCGTCAAGCCGTCCTGGGACGAGTGCGGCGTTGAGACCCAGGCTTTGATCGTCGCCTTCGACCAACTGCGAAGTTACGACGAAGCGGAGCGGGAGGCTCAACTGGCCGGGGCAAGGATGCCCTTCGCGGCCCGGCCGGCGAAAGGGGAAGGTTCCTGACCATGAAGTTTACGGCCCAGTTCTCCATCCCGCGCATCGACGTGGCGGCCTACCGCAACACGCTCGATTCGCACCTGAAGGCCGCGATCGCCCAGGGCCTCATGGAGTGGCTGGAGGCGGTCTTGGAGATTCCGGTGTGGAGTGGAGCATCGCGGGCGACGTTCGTGAAGCTGGCCGGGCAGATCGGCTACGGTCTGCCCGTCGCGCCGGCGGCCGTCAATGCGGCTCACGGGCTGTTCACGGAACGAATGGACCGCACCTGGATGGGTATGGCGCATAGCGACGGCAAGCTGACGACGGACAAGGAGACCGGCGAGTACACGTTCACCTACACGACGACACTGCCCTGGCTGATCTGGAACGAGTACCACAACGCCAACGTCGAGCCGGACCCGACGCTCTTCTGCCGTCTGATTGAACCCGGTCCCTACAACTTCCAGGTCGTTGGTGCCAGGGCCTTCCTGCGGTTTGCGGAGAGCGTGGACCTTCCTGCCGTCAAGCCCCATCTGCGTATCGTGCGAGTGAAGTCCTAGCAGGGTGCCTCATGGCCGACGAAACCATTGTCAATAAACTCGGTTTCAGCGTCGAAGATGCTCTCAAGCAGCTTCAGCGATTGGACTCTGCGCTGCAATCGTCGGGCACGGCCTTCCAGACGTTCGGCGAGCGGATGAATGCCTGGAACAACCAGGCGGAAGGCGCGCTGAACCGGATGAAGGACATGGCCTCGGCCGCCTCGCGGCTGGCCAACTCGATGGCGAAGATGGGCAACGGCCCAGTGGCTCCCGCCGCGACGGCGGCTGCGCCCACCTCGAAGCTCTGGCTGCCGCCCGATGTGGCGGCGGAGGCCCAGAAAGCCAACCAGACGATGGATCAGCTTGGCAACACGGCGGCTGCCGCCGGGGACAAGATGCGCGAGGCGGGGCAGAAGGGTAAGAAGGCCGGCTCGGATGCCGGTAGCGCGGCGAAAGATGCTGCCGAGAAGACCAAGGCGTGGACCGTCACCTGGGAGACCCTGACGCGGGTGGTAATGACCCAGGCCATTGTCCGTGCGTTGAGCCAAATCCGCGATCTCTTGCGAGAGTCGGTGGACCAGGCATTGAAGTTCTCCACGAAAATCTCGGAAATCCAGACCATTGCCCCGAGGATCGACAAGAGTTTCCAGGGGTTGAGCAAGGAAGTCGCCGACATCTCGCGCGAGTTCAACTTCCCGCTGCCCGACGTGGCCGAGGCGGTGTATCAAACGCTGTCCAACCAGTTTACCTCGGCGCAGCAACGTGCGGACATTATGACGGCCTCGGCGAAGCTGGCTAAGGTCGGCGTGATGGACTTGAATGAGGCCGTGCTCTTGATTACGGGCACACTCAACGGCTACGGCATGGCGTCCAACCAAGCCGAGACGGTGGCCGCCAAGTTCTTCAAGACCATCGAGTTGGGCCGCACCCGCGGTGCCGAGTTGACCCCGGTGATTGGCCGCCTCGTGCCGATCGCCAGCGAGTTGGGCGTCAACCTGGATGAAGTCAACTCCTCGATGGTCGCCTTGACCATCGGCTCGATGCGCGTTCCCGAGGCGGCGACCAGCTTCCGGTCGGCGATGGCCGCCCTCATCAAGCCGTCCGAAGACCTGAAGAAGGAGTTGCGCGCCCTGGGCTACGAGACGGGCCAACAGATGATCCACGCCCTTGGCCTCCAAGGGGCGTTCCTGGCCCTACGGGACAGCGCGAACGAAGACGTGGCGGCGACCGCCACAATGTTCCGCAACATCCGCGCCCTGAACGCCGAATTGCGATTGACCGGCTCGGGTGCGGAACAAGCTGCCGAAGCCATGAAGAAGATGAGCGACGGCACGCTCACTGACAACTTCAACGAGGTCTTCAAGACGTTCACCTCCACCGACGCCCAGCAGTACATGGCGGAGTTGAACAAGTTCAAGGTCTCGCTGGCCACCGAGGTTGGGCCGGAACTGGTCAAGTTCCTGAGCACCCTCTTGAAGACCGCGGGCGGGGCGGAAGGGTTGGCCGCCGCGCTGAAGGGCATTGCGATGACGGCAACCCAATTGGCCGAACCGCTGGCGATTGCCGGCGGGGCGCTGGCGGCGTTCTCGCTCCGCGCCAAGCTGGCGGGATTCACCGGCCTCGGGGGCGTTCTGTTCAACAACGTCGTTGCGCCGCTGAGCATGGCGGTGTGGACTACCGAATTCCTCGATCAGCGCATGGCGTCGATGCTGGACAATGCCAACGCGAACTTCCGTGCGAAGATCGAGGAGACCGTACAGGCGCAGAGGAAGGCCGCCCAAGAGCGGCTGGACGCCGAGATGAAGGTCTACGACGAAGCCGGCCGTCGCTTGGAACAGTACACGGCGGAGGTCCGCAAGGCGTACAACGCCCAGGTGGACCAGGCGCGAAAGACCAATGAGGAGTTGGTGGTCTCCTCGCGGACCACGATGCAGGCGATGATCTCGACCCGCGAAAAGGTCGTGCAGCAGTTCCGCGCGGCCGCCCAGGACGCCAACAAGGCGGCCGAAGACTCCGTGAAGCGCCAGGCGGACTCGCAAGCCAAGCTCGACGATCTGCTCTTCAAGCGACGACTCGAAGAGCGTCAGAAGTACGACAGCTACTACAAGCTGCCCGAAGTCACGTCGGATATGTACGGCCGGCGTGCGCTCGAACTGGCGCAGCAAGCGGCGGGCCTCTTGGCCAAGGCAGAGACCCCGGACCAAGAGCGAACGGCCCAGGCGATCTTCCAGCGGGCGACGGCCTACGCCCAGGAAGCGGAGCAGATCGCCAAGGGGACGGAGAACGAGTGGCTTCGGAAAGACGCCGCGAACACCGTGGAGGCGATCATCCGCAAGCAGATCGACGCGGAAAAGGAACTCCAGCGCAACAGCGATTCCCGTGCCTCGGCCGCGGCCCAAGCGGCGGCGAAAGAACAAGAGCGAGTGGACCGGATGAAGGTTTTGATGAAGGGCATCCTCACGGACCTGGACTTGTTCGACAAGCGCGGCCCGGTGGACCCGAAGAAATCGGCCGCCATGTCGGAAGACTTGAAGCAGAAGATGGCTGCCTTCAAGAAGGAATGGATGGACGGCACGGCTGATCTCAGCCTGGACGAGATGCTGAAGTTCGACGCTCTCAGCCAACGGGTCAAAACGGCCTTGGAGGGCGGCGTCTCGGAGGCGGAGGTCCAGAAGCTCCTGGCCGCGCCGACGGCGATTGACGACCTGCGCAGCCAGATCGAGGCGGGCCTGAAGCCGGTGGATGTCTCCGTCCTGCTGCCCGTCGCCTCTCCCGACCTTGCCAAGAAGCTGTTGGGGGAAATGCCTTTGCCCGACAAGGAGGCGTACCTCACGCGACAGAACGCGGAATACGCGAAGCAGACAGAACTGGTCAAGAAGCTCACGGCCGAGCAAACGACACTCACGGAGGCCACGACTAGGCAGAAAGCGGCCGTGGGTGCCCTGGGCGCGAACAACGCAATCTACCAGGAAGGCATGGAGAAGACATCGACCTTCTTGATGCAAGCGGCGGCCAAGGCCAAAGGCGCGATCCTCGGCGGCGGGGACATCCAGACGGAGACAAAGGCCCTGGCAGAATTGGTCGGGCAGTTTCGGCAGTTGCAGGAAACCGGCGGCAAAGGTTTCGGCCTGAAAGAGTTTGAGGAATTGCAGAAGAAGGCCACCGCCGTGATGGCCATGCCCACCGTGACAGGATGGGACCAGACCTTCATCACCAACCAAATGGCCAACTTGAAGTTCCTGGCCGATCAGGCGGAGGCGATGAAGAAGTTGCAGACGCCGCAAGGTCAGACCCGCAATTTGGAGGCGGAGTTGCTGAAAGCCCGGCAAGAGGCCGACCGCCTCAAGGAATTGATCGACAAATTGAATCCCCAGGCGGCGACCGAAATGGGTGAAGGCGCGAAGGCGGCACAAACGTCCCTAAGCGCAATCCCGAGCATGGCGAGCCTGGCCGGCGACATCCAATTGGCGGCTACGGCCATGTGGGACTTGGCTGCCGCCTCGTGGAGCGTGCAAGCCCCGCCAACGGCCCTGACTGCCGCCAAGGGCCGGATCGCGTGGAACTTCTTGTCCCTTGGCGGCCAGGCCCAGGGCACAGATGTGATCCCGGCGATGCTCTCGCCGGGCGAGGTGGTTATCAATGCCGCCTCCGCGCGGAAGTTCGCCGCGCAACTGACTGCCATCAATGCCGGCGTCCAGCCGGTGTACCGCAGCGAAGGCGGCAGCGTCACCAACATCGGTGACATCAACGTGACGGTAACGGGCGGCGGAACCAGCCGCCAGACGGCTCGGTCCATCGCCGCTGAGCTAAGGCGTGAATTGCGGCGTGGTACGGCAACCTTGTAACCCTTTGTATCGAGAGGACAACCATGAGTGTCAGCCAGATGAAATTGGGCCAGAGTGCGGGTTGCAGCATGGTCCGCGCCCGCAAGGCCGAAGACCAACTCCGGCCCCGCGGCAAGTTCGTGGTCGAGCACTTCCGCGAGGGCGTGAAGATCGGCCACTACGAGTTTCCCAACGGGATCGTCAACCAGGGCAAGAACAAGCTGCTGGACGTGATGTTCCACGGCGTCTCGGCCATCACGACCTGGTGGCTGGGCCTGATCTCCAACAGCGGCTACACCGCCTTGGCGGCCGGCGACGTATACGCCCAGATCGGCGGCAGCAACGGCTGGGCCGAGTTCACGGACTACACCGACGCCGCCAACGGTGACAACGCCACGACCCGCCCCGAGTGGACCGAAGGCGCGGCCTCCGGCCAGTCGATTACCAACGCCAGCCCGGTGGTCTTCAACATTACCGGCAGCGGCACGGTGAAGGGTCTCTTTCTGGTCGGCGGTGCCGCCGGTGCCCAAACGAAGGGCGACAATGCGGCGGCCGGCGCGATCCTTTGGGCCACGGCCCTGTTTGGCACCGGCGATGTGGCCGTCAACGACGACGACCAGTTGAAGGTGACGTACACCGTCTCGGCATAAACGTACTCCCTCGCCACAGGTCGGGCGGGGCTTCGCGAGAAGCCCCGCTCGGCCTTTCTTTCGCCCCTTTGCCCTCCGTGAGGAATCCCGATGGCCTACGAACGCTTCGCAAACGGCGGACTTTCCTCGCTGTCGGCGGGGATCGACGACGACGATCTCAGCCTGACCGTGAAGTCGGCCGTTGGATTCCCCACCGGCGGCAACTTCCGCATCGTTGTTGACAGCGAGATCATGTTGGTCACGGCCGTGCAGGGCAAGACCTTCAGCGTCACGCGGGCGCAGGAGGGAACCAGCGCCGTCAGTCACGACGCCGACGCTGCCGTCTTCCACGTCCTGACGGCCGGCGCTTTGGCCCAGCGGGACATCGAGCAGTTCGCCACCGGCGCGATCGGCAGCCGCGATGCGGCCGGGCAGGCGGGCCGGCTCTATCTGCCAACCGAAGGATTCGTGCATCAAGACAACGGCTTGTCGTGGGACATGATGCCCTTGAGCCGTTTCACCCCTCCCGACAGCGCCGACTTCAGTTGGGTGAATCAGGGCGGCGCGACGGTGGCCATGAGCAAGGGCATGATGGTGCTCTCGACGCCCGGCGTGGCGTCCGGCGAGAACATTCGCGCCTTCGTCAAGACCGCGCCGGCGACCCCCTATGAGATCACCGTCGCCATGTTGGCCCTCTCGCCGACCTACACCACCGCCAGCGCGATGGCGCAGTACGGCGTTTGCTGGCGCGAAGGCGGCTCCGGCAAACTCCTTCTCTATGGTCCGGGCATGGCGAGCTACCCGACCACGTTCAACTACACCCAAATGACGAATCCTACGACCGTTTCGACGAACGTGCTGCAAGCCAGCATGGTCGCATCCGGTATCGTGTGGATTCGGTTCGCGGACGACGGGGCCAACCGGACGGTGAAAATCTCGCTGGACGGATTCAACTGGAAGCCAGTGGCCGCGCCGCAGGGCCGCACCGTGTTTCTTACGGCCGACCAAGTGGGGGTCTTCGCCAATAGCTGGAAGACGAGCAATGTCCTGGCCCGAAATATCTCTTTCCTGCATTGGAGGGAAGCGTAATGGCCGAGCAATTCAAGAACCTTGCCAGCACCACTCTCGCCGAAGACCTTGACGCCTCGGAAACCGACGTTGACGTGGCCAGCGCGATGGGCTTCTCCGGCGGCGACTTCCGCATCCTCGTGGACAGCGAGATTATGAAGGTCACAGGCGTGAGCGGCACGACCTTGACGGTCGTGCGCGGGCAAGAAGGGACGCCTGCCACGCCGCACGGCAACGGCGCGGCTGTGAAGCACGTTTTGACGGTGGGGGCCTTGGACGCCCATGACCAGAACGACTTGGCTGCCTACGATACCTACGCCAACCGGCCGGCGGCCGGTGTGCCGGGCCGCATCTTCCTGCCGACTGATGGCATCTTCCTCGAACGTGACAATGGCTCGATCTGGGAGAAGTTCGGCCCGATATGGCCCCTGACGCCTCCCCTGGCGGCCGACTTTCCGACGTGGGTGAACCAGGGGACGGCCACGTTCACCGATTACAGAGGCGCGCCGCTTCTCGTTGCGCCGGTCAACAGCAACACCAACCTTCGCTGCCGGGTGAAGGACTATCCCGTTCCGCCGTTCACCATCGAAATGTCGTACTTGCTCCACGCCTGGCCGTACAACGGCACCGGGGTTGGCGGCTTGGTGATTCGTGATTCGATCAGCCAGAAACTCGTCACCATCGGCATCGGGGGCAGCAACGGCGATATGCAAGTCCAGTGCTACAACTGGAACAGTCCCACGTCATCGAGCGGCAACGTCACGGGTGCGGCGGCCTGCCACTTTGGCGAAACGGCCATCGTGTGGCTCAAATACGCGGACGATGGGAACAACCGCGTCGTGTCGTACTCCGTGGACGGCTACAACTGGGTGCAGGCCCTCAGCATTTCGCGGACGGACTGGATCGTGCCCAACCAGCTTGGCATCGCCGTCAACTCTTACTGCGGCTACTCGCTAAGCAGCGGCCAATGCGACACGGCCCTCACCCTCCTGCACTGGAGGCAATACTGATGATCGAGAAGTTCTCCAACTTTGCCGTCAACACGCTGTCGGCTGCGATTGCGACGACGACCGCCACCACCTGCTCGGTGACGGACCCATTCAGCTTTCCCGCCAGCGGCAGCTTCCGCATTAAGATCGACGATGAAATCCTCATCGTCACGGTGGTCTCCGGCAACACGTTCACTGTCACGCGCGGGGCCGAGGGCACCGTGGCGGCAACGCACTCCAGCGGTGCGATCGTGCGGCATTTGCTCACCAAAGGCGGCTTGGAGGCGCGGGTCGCCAATCGGTTCATTTCGGACATCTACGACAACAAACCGGCGGCCGGCATCAAGGGGCGACTATTCCTGCCCACGGACGGCATCTTCATGGAATACGACGACGGGGCCGCCTGGCACAAGTACGGGCCGTACAAGCGGCTGAAAGCGCCGCCGCAAACGGGATGGTCGTGGGTCAACCAGGGCAACGCCACGGCGACCTTCGTGGGCGGCGCGCTGGTGCTCGAAGACCCCGACCTCGACGCGACGACTCCGCAGCTTCGGCTTTACGTCCGTTCCTTGGGCGTAGGGGTGACGAGCGTGGCAGTTGCTTTCACGTACAACGGCATCGGGACGGACTATCCGATCATGGGCCTTTGCGCGCGGTGCGCCGGCGGCTCGGACGATGGGAACTTCACAGGTTGGGGCCTCCGGCTTCAGCCCTCGCCGAGCAACCCCATGACCTTCCTGCACTTCAAGCACTACACGTCGCCCACGGCCATTGAATCGAGTCCTTCGACGGACGGCCACCAGTTGCTTCCCATGCGGTTGTTCTGGGTCAAGTATTCGTGGGAGGGGAACTACAAGCGCTGGTACTTCTCCCAGGATGGCGTGTGGTGGACGAAATGGTACGAGGATACCTTCTCCTCCTACAACACGCCGAGCCAGTTCGGCGTCTTCATCGACCCGGTGAACAACGCCCAAAAGGTGTCGATGTCCCTGGTCCACTGGGAAGAAGCCTAAGAGGGACCACCGATGGCCTACGAACGATTTGCAAACGGCGGACTCTCTTCGCTCGTCGCGGGGGTCGGCACCGACGATCTCAGCCTGACGGTAAAGTCGGCCACCGGTTTTCCAACCGGCGGCGACTTCCGCATCCTCGTCGAGAGTGAGATCATGCTGGTGACGGCCGTGCAGGGCAACGTCTTTACCATCACTCGGGCGCAGGAAGGGACCAGTGCCGCCAGCCACGACGCCGATGTTGCCGTCAACCACGTCCTGACGGCCGGAGCGCTGGCCCGGCGGGAGGTCGAGCAGTTTGCCGCCGGGGCCATTGCCGACCGCGATGCGGCGGGGCAAGCCGGCCGGCTCTATCTGCCGACCGAGGGCCTCGTGCATCAGGACAACGGCTCGCTGTGGGACATGCTGCCCTTGAACAAAGTGACGCCGCCCAGCAGCGGCGACTTCACCTGGGTCAACCAGGGAACCGCCACGGTCGCCGACACGAAGGGCATTATGGCCCTGACCACGCCAAGCCATGCGTCGTCGGACGGCCTGCACTGTCTGGTCAAGTCGGCTCCGGCCACGCCCTACAGAATCACCGTAGGCTTCCTGGCCCAAGACCCGCTCTATCTCAATGCGTGGAACGTCCCGCAGTTCGGCGTCTGCTGGCGAGAAAGCACTTCGGGCAAGCTGCTCACTTACGGCTGGGGATCGAGCAACTACCCCAAGCTGTTCCTGTACGCCTGGTGGACGAACGAGACGACCCTTCAAGGCAGCCAGTACAACTTCAGCGCGCCGACGATGGCACCGTACTGGGTTCGCTTCGGAGACGACGGCACCTACCGGACGGTGGAGATCTCCAGCGACGGGTTCAACTGGGTGCCGGTCCAGCCTCCCCAAGGGCGAACGGTTTTCCTTACGCCGAACCAGGTCGGCTTGTTTGCCAACAACTGGAAGACCTCGTATGGCATCCCGCGCGTGGTCTCCGTTCTGCATTGGAGAGAAACCTGATGGCCGAGCAGTTCAAGAATCTTGCCAGCACCACGCTGAGCGAAGACATCGACGATGCGGCCACCGAGTTCGACGTGGCCAGCGCGATGGGCTTCACCGGCGGCAACTTCCGCATCCTGATCGACAGCGAGATCATGCTCGTCACGGGCGTCAGCGGGACGACCTTGACCGTCTCGCGCCACCAGGAAGGAACGTCGGCCACCGCCCACAGCACCGGAGCGGACGTGAGGCACGTCCTGACGGTCGGGGCGCTGGACGCCCGCGACCAGAACGACTTGGCGGTCTACGACGCACTGGCCAGCCGGCCGGGGGGGGGGGGGGGCGGGCCCCCCCAAGGTGGAAACCACAGAAGCA